CCATTATCCTAGGATCTACCGTCAATTCTTGTTTAGGATCAAGAGTTATACGCTTACCCATATTGTATGATATCATATGAGCTCCATTATGAAATGGTTCATTTTTAACATACATAGGTTCGCTATTCATAACAGGTGAAGACCAACCAAAAAGAGCAGCCACTTTAGCTCCAGCACCAAATATAATTTGGCTAGCTTTCGCAAAGGGTGCAATTTCTGGAATTATTGACAAATATCCTGATATTCTAGATGCTGATGATGCAATCTTTTCCACAGGTCCAACTTCACGTTCATCTTTAGCTTCAGTATAGATCAAATCACTACTTTCAGTAACAACTTCAATAACTGTTCCCGTAGGAGTTCCTAATTCTACATCTTCAGCCCAAGCATATATATTAATAGAAACATCAGTTGGTGTTGCGGATGCAGATCTCAAGTCATTTAAACTAACGAGGTAAAATCTTCCAAATCCTTCGAAATCATTCAATGGTGTACCAGAAGTAATTATCAAGGGCGATTTATTAAACAATCTACCAACAGGTTGTTGATTAATAAAAGGACACTTAACGATCAAAGGTTGATTATCATTTACATCCATAGTTCCTGCAATCTTAGTTTGTGACAAATAGCATAATGCAGCTTCACGTCCAACCCCTAACAATTGTCCATCCAAATAATTCAAATTTTCATTGAAATCAGCTTTGGGTTGATAACTATATAACAGTTTTCCATAATGAAAAGGCGTTCCCGATACAGCAATTTTGATACAAATAGTGCCTGAAAAATAGGCATAATTCCGCAATTTTGCCATAACTGCAGGATGCCGCAAATACGCAGCCCAAATGTCAATGGAGAACGTGGTAACAGTAGATGGTGCTATAACAATAGTGGCAATATCCACCGGTCTTGACAAGAAAGAGCCTAATGATAACAAATTTCTTTGTCCAACATCTTGTGTACTTCCAGCGTCAAAACCATCAACTTCTGTAGTGTCACCTCCAATATCCGTGACATTTTCTTTCGATTCAAAATCAGCTTCAGTAACAATCAAATTAGGTGCACGATAAAATCCGCGCTCGATATATTTAATTGTTTTTGTCAAAGCATCAATCTCAGCCATTTTCCGCTTGTAAATAAGATATGTCTTATAACTACGATGGTGCCGTGATATTCGCTTTTTCAGCTGACGTTCATCTAGAAAGGGAAAGGAATCGACTTCTTTCTCATCTAGGGCAGAAACTTTTTCTTCGAGTTGTCTCTTTAACTCGTTCAACATAATTTGTTTGTTAAGCCCTTGATTGAGGATTAGCTGCCGACTTAAGCAACTATCCGAGTCGAGTTTCTCTTTCTTTTCAGCAAGGAATTCTCGTAAATCTCGCGCCATATTAAATATGACACTACCTTCCTCCCAATATAGCGTTTCGTGTGGGACATGGGTGAATTCAATTTCAGTAGATTCAGTGGTAATCAATGAATCACAAATCTCTTTGAACTCTGGCAATGAAAATTCTTTTCCAGGAAATTCTAACATCAGTTTATCTGAAAGATAATTCCTCATTTCCTCAAAATTTTCTTCACTCCCATGAAAAAACAATTCTCGCAAACATGAACCTAAGATCTGTTGTTCGTGCACTATAGGTGTAACATGGTCTGTACGCATTCTCCATTGTAAAGTTTTACAAATAGAAGACATCTCTAACTGACCTGTAATTCGTCCTAAACTAGCATTATAAACAAAATTTCTTTTTAGAAAAGACATCTCTTGTGGTCTAATATACGGAACATCACATTCAACTTTAGCCGCATTAGTGAAACCCATATTATAGTGTTCTCTACAAGCTCTACCATATGTTATCGCATTAAATCCTGGAGCATTTCTAACTGCTGCTAATATATCATCACCATATGTTCTAGGAAGCACACATGCAAAGAAATCCTTCATATCATATCCTAATTTACACCATGCATATATCAACAGTATTAGATTCCTTATACAATTATCTTCTGCTGTACCATATTTACCTGAAGGTTGCAATCCAAGAACAGATAATAAACATCCCATAAAATCCACA